TTACTTTTTCAGCTTCTTTCATAAATAGCTTCTCTAGTGCTATTTGACATGCTAAAAATGTTTTACCTGATCCGGCTGAACCGGCTAATAACGTAACTGTATGTTGTAATATTTTTGCTTTGGCTTCCTTTTGTTCTGAATTTAATTCGGTTTTAAACTTGATTGGAGATTTGGGTTTGCGCTTTTCCTGGAAGATTGGATCTTCGTGGTGGTGTGAAGCCATATGTCAATTAATAAATGAAACAAATAATTATCAAGTATAAATATAATAACGAAAATAAAAGAGCCCCGCTTTCGCGGGGCTCCCTATTTTCTAGGTTATTCTAGATTAAAGGCTGTTAAGGCCAGAAACGTAGATCTTACCGTAGAATTCTGGACGAAGCATCTTCTTCGCATAGCGAGTCAATAGACCCTTACGTGGAGTGAAGGTGTTCGGATCGTAGATCAACGGAGTCATGATCAACGGAATGTATGGAGCGAATACAGCACCAGCTTCCAAGAACTGAGTACCACGGAAGCCCATAAGGATTGTGTTTTCAGTCATGTAAGGGTTCTTGTACACAGTGTAACGGCTGTTCAATTGACCAGCTTTCTGTACACCAAATGCGTATTCCATTTTGTCTGCAGAGCCGTCAGAGTTTGAAGCAAATCCTGGGATTGATTCAATTACTGTAGCTACAGTTGGAGAACATACTAAGAAGTTTGCACCACCACGAAGAGTTAATTGGTGAATCTTGTTAGAAAGTTTCTGCATCTTAGTACCAAGAGTTTGGAACCATTGGCCTTGAGTGTTGTAGTAACCAGTCTGTGAAGTTGATGTTGGGAAGTCAAATCCAGCTGCGTTAGATGGATTATAAACACCGTTGTTCAATACAGTCCAGTACTCAGTACCAGCAGCTGCGTCTTCAATCAACATGTCAAGGATTTCAAGGTCGATTTCAAGAGAGATGTACTCGCTCATGATGTTAGTAACCTCGGCTTCAGCGTCAAGAGCTTGGTAAGCATTCAAGTCTTGAGCGAATTCAGGTGTCCAAACTGCCTTTAACTTTTTAGTCTTAGCTACAATAGCTTGTGACTGCATCTGAATGTTGATTTCTGGGATAACGATTTCAGTTGAGCTCTCAGCGTTAGGAATTGCGAATTCAGTATTACCAGCTTCGAAATCACCTACGTTGTAAGGACTCATTTGAGTAGCCTTGTTGTAGTCTACAACTACAGTACGAGTTCCAGTTGGGTAAACTGTTCCAACAGCAGAAGCGGTTACAAAGAAAGTAACAGTGTTGTTAGTGTAGTCGTATGAAGTGAAGTTCGGTAGGTTAGTAGCAGTAGTAACGGCAGAAGCTGAAGTTACGATAAAGCCACGAACTGCGTCTGGGTCAAAGTTAGCTAATGATGCAGTTGCAGTTGGGATAACGATTTTGACAACTTGGCTAGCAGCTACAGAAGCTGACATAGCAGAGTCATAGTTTAATTCAGCCCATGTAGCTACTCTATCAGTTGCTGAAGAACCAGAAGTTACAGCTACAGAAGCAGAGAATTGGTTAGTTGAGTAGGTAAATCTACCAGCACCGTAAAGACCACCATTGTTAGCTTCGCCTAAGTTATTAGGGTTAGTAGAGAATGGGTAGTTACCAGTAGCTGAACCAGTGTTACCATAAAGTGAACCATTTTGAGTAAATGGATTCTTAGCAGTTCCGTACTGGAAGTCTAAGAAGAATACTAGTCCAGAAGGAAGGTTCATTGGCTGTACAGAAACGAATTCTTTAGCAGCGATTTGACCGAATACTTTACGTACTAATGGTAAAGCAATACCAGCCCATTCAGCACCTGTGCCTACTGAGAAGTTACCGTAACCAGCACCACCACCTACAGAAGATTGTTCTACTACAAGTTGCTTTGCTTGGTTTTCGAGGATTAAAGACATGTTGTTCTTGTCAGTTTCTGAACGAAGACCTTCAAGTAAACCTGTCTTTTCCCATTTTGCAGCAAGTTTAGCTGCGTCAGACTGCATGTTCTTCCAACCGGAAGCTGCAGACTCGAGTAATTGTTGTACTTGTGACATTTTATTACAGGGTTTTGATTAATTAATTTCTTTTGATACCCGCTAAGATTTGCCATCTAGCGAATTGATCATTTACTTCAAGAATTGGTTTCTTTTCTGGAGCAATACCTACTGCTTTAGAAGCCATACCTCTCATTGATTCAGTAACAGCAGTTTTAGTTTCCTTAACTGTAGTTAATGTTTCGTAGATAAGTTTTGCTTCTTTTACAGAAGATGCTTTATCAAAAGCTTCCAATACCTTTACTTTTTGTGTTTCGTTTAAGTTCTTAGCTCTGAAGATCTTATTAGTGTAAAGAAGTTTAGCGTTAAGAAGTTTTACTTCTGAAAGAGTTGAAGCTAATTCTTCAAGTTCTACTCTCATTTCTTCTACTTCAGCTTCATTAGTAGCTTTTTTACCTTTTAAAGCATTTATTGCTTTTTGGGCTAGCTCTTTTGCAAAGGCAGAACCTGCGGAAATACCTAAAATACCAGCTATAGCCATAGCCATAACTTCTTCTGAGTTTTGTAAAGCATATGATGATAAATCAGCCATAGTACCAGCATCAATTTCATCTACCATTTCTTCTTCTTTAAGTTTTTTACGGTAATCAGTTTTACCTTCGGCTTCAGCTGAGTCTTTCTTAAGAGGACCACGACCGTGGCCTTCTTTTTTCTTAGCGTAGGCTCCTTTGTCTTTTGACTCGTCGCCTTTACCACCTCCGTAATTCTTTCTTTCCATAATTTCTTCCTCTTCAGACTCTTCGTCTTCTTCTTCAAAATCAACTTCCTCTTCTTCTTCATCGCCTTCTTCTTCCTCATAGTTTTCACCAGCTTCTAATTCGCCAGCGGCAACCATGTCGGCAATTACGTCCTCGATTAAGGCTTTAAGATCTTCTTCTGACATTTCATCAAGATCGACTTCTTTGTCTTCACCTTCTACTTCTTCTTCAGAGTCCATTTCCATTTCCTCTTCTTCTTCTGCTTCAGTTAGACTTTCTTCGGTCTTTTTTTCCATGCCCTTAGTTCTTTCTTCCTCTTCGAGTTCGGCTAGGAGTTCTTCAAGATCCAATTCTTCTTCTATTTTATCACCATCGATACCTTTGTATCTATCCTCTTCAGTTTCGATCTCTTCAGGACCGTCACCTTTAAGGCCATGACGCATAATAGGGTTAGACATTTTTTCTTTTAGGTCCTCACCGTAGTTTTCATCAGTCATCTCGGCTTCTTGCATTTCATCCTCTTCAAGTTCCATTTCAGCTAATTTAGCTGCAAATTTCTCTTGTAAGTAAGGAGTAAATGCTTCCTCGAGAGCTGCTTTGGCATTTGCGATAGCTGCTTCTTTAACAGATTTAGCATCAGCAATAGCCTCCTTTAAAAGGTCTCTACTGTTTGACATTTTCCTCAAAATTTAGTTTGTGGGGTACGGTTATTATATTTGGGAACCGTAATAAGTATTATACATAAACCCAATATTATATAAAGATAATATACTAGGGTCGGTGATACATATGTATGTATCTACTTAAAGTCGTATATCCTTAAAAAACAGGACAAGTTCCTTTGGCACATAAGATATCTGTTAGGATACCATTTACTTTACCATAAGAACTAGCTTTATATTCTTTTCCTTCATTTACCAAGTACATGTATGAACCTGGGTTTGAAGGGGTTGAGACAAAGTCCCAACATAGGAGTTCGAAGTCATCTTGTACTTCCATCATTCCACCACTCATAGGTTTTAATGAACCCATACCACGTGATGATACACCTACCATTACTCCATTGTCAATAAGTGCTTTAAGTATATTGCCTGATACTGTTGGTAAAATTTCGACTTTACCCACGACATTATCACCGTCCCACCATAGGTCACGAATGATGTGGCAAACATTTTTTAAGTTGATTATAGACGAATCTGGGTGGTCTAATTCACCTGTAGCTCTATTTTGTTTAACCACATCCATGTATTTGTCTATTTCACGTTGCCAAAGGTCTTTAGCGTAATATCTACCATTACCATTTTTAACTTTAGCAGTAGCTAAGACACCTTCAACAATAGGGTTACCAGCTGGAGACTTATAGCCTTCAACTAGTTGTACAGGTGCAACCTGAAATGGAAGTGTTTCTATAAGTACTTGTTTCATTACTTTTTCTTTGGCATGTCACCATATCCACTAGCTTTATATTTTCCTTTAGCAGGTTCACCTTCACCTAAACCAGCCGCATCTTTAGTGTAGCCAATTCCTTTAATACCAAAGGCAGCGTTTTCTACATAGTATGAAGAATTTTTAGCTAAATTTTTTCTAACTATTTCTTTTAATTCATCAATGGTTTTCTCAGCATTTTTAGGATCCTTCATTTCTACATAATATCCTTCTAAAAATTCTTGACCATAGATATTATCAATAATTTCTTTATTAGTATAATCTAAACCAGTCATTTCTTGGCTTTCTTCTACTTCTTTAGAAAGTTTACTATCAACTGCTTTAGTATCTTGGATACCCATTGGTTTAGGTGGTTTGATAGGATTTTCTTGTTGTGAAGCATATGTTTTACCTACACCAGCAAAAACTGAGTATTCTTCATTTACATAAGAATTAAATGCTTTGAATGGGTCAAATGTAGGTTTAGATACTAAACCACCAGCCATAGCAATTTCGCTAATAATTCCTCTTTGTTTTAAGATAGTTGTGGCTTCACCATATGAGGCAAAGTTAGTGATGTATTCAGGAAATAGTCTTTTAGCAGACTTTAAAAAAACATCTTTATGTCCTTTTCCTTCTTGAATTAATGTGTATTGTTCTTGTAGAGTTTTCATTAGTCTCTTTTTAATAATTCTTCAATATCATCTAAGTAACTTAAAACCAAGTCTGTTGGTTTAACAACAGCATATGATTCTGGTTTTTCATTGTAATAAGCTATAGTTTCATCTTTAGCATTATCTATAGCTGGGTATAAAATATTTAAGCGTTGAGTAATTTTATCAAAGGCAGCAATGCGTTCCTCTTGATATTTTCTTACATCTTGAGGTTGAGTAAAGGCTCTTTCTTTTAATCTATACTTGTACATGCTTATAAATATTATTTACCCCATAAATATTTAGTGTCTATAGCCTTAGATTGGGCAGCTAGTTTTTCACTATCAACTGGTTTATATCCAAATGCTTTAGTGTAATAATTATTTTTTACACCTTTAGTTCCTGCTTTAGGTCCTTTACCTAATGAAGCACCCGGATTAGCTTCACCTAGTTTTTTCATTTTAGGGGCTAATTTATAAGCATATTTTGCACCATATTGAGGACCTTGACCAGTTTGGAATCCTGCTGCTCCAGCTCCACCACCTGTACCAGTCATTTCAAATAAGCCTTTAATGGCGTTATATTCAGCTGGATAGGTTTTTCTAAGGTGAGTTCTGATTCTATTTCTTAATTCTCTATATTCTTTGATATAGGTTAAGAATTGCTCATCTTTTCTGATAGTATCAGTAGTAGCCATACCCTCTAAAGTCTCTAAAGCTCTGTTTAGATCCTTAACTAACATTTCAAAGTCAGGAATGTAAATAACATCAGACTCATACTCTGCTTCTCCACCAGGAGTAGGTACAAGTTTGAATTTTCTACCGCGTAAAGCTTCCTTGATTTTAGATGTTATTTCCATTAGCTATCTTAAGTTCTTCTACTAATTCACAATATTGGAGTAGGTCAACTATATTCTCGTTTTTAATAGATTGATTTTTTTCTATTTCAACAATAAGAGGTAATACCTCATTTAGTTTAATTTGAACAGCCTTGTCTGTTACATTTTGGCTAATGGTAGCTAACTCTTCTTTGAGTTGCTGAATTCTAGTATTATAGAATGTTCTTAGTTTAGGGGTTGAGTCAACCGAAGTGATAAATTCTTTAAGTACTTCTTTTTGTGACTCATATAAGCTTGAATACTTACCATTGAATTTCTCTAGTAAGATTTTGTATGTAAGAAGTCTTATATCTTTATCATATGTTTGGAATTCTTGTAGAACCTCGTCTTTTACTTTTTCTTCCTTAATAACTGGGGTTGATAAATGTTCTAGTAATGTGAACTTATTATTAATTAACTGAGTAGGGTTAGTAGTATCAGTTGTATGTTCTGCTTCAATTAAAGTATATAAAGCAGCATAAGGCTTGTAATTGGTAAGTTTAGTCTTAAAGAACTCATCTAGATCATAATGTTCCTTAATCTCATTAATTAAGTTATATTTTTGTCTACGTAAAGATGATCTGTTAAGCTTCTTAGATGATTCTAAAATAGTTTGAATCAAAACATTAGCTTTAGCTTCAGTTACTTTGTTGGTTTTACTTAGAGTTTCATATAATTTTAACTCTTTACCTAATTCACTTTTTACAAAATACTTTTTGATAATATTTAATGCTGGTGATTGACCTCCATTAAGTGTATCAGCTGTTACTTGTCTAACAAGCAATTCAAAAAGAATACCAGTATTTTTATATTTTGAATGCTTAATATTCATTCTATCTAGGATTTATTATAAATATATAAAGATATTTACTCAGTCAAGTTAGATTCATCTAACAATGATTCAGCTGATTTGGTTTTAACGTAAACTATCTCTTTACTTAATGATTCTAGTAAAGCTTTATTTTTGCTTTCTAATGCTAAAGGTGAACCTCCTTTGTAGTTAGGTGTACCATATCCTTCTTGATCATCTGTTTTATTGTCTTGACGACCAAGTCTGTCTCTACCTAAGGCATTTTGTTGGGTATTGATATTAGAAGCCTTTTCTTTAGGTCTACCTAATTCTTTATCTTCATCATACCCATCAGGTACTTCACCATTTTCATATCTTCCTCTACCATATAGAGAAGCTAGATCATGTGGTGTACCGTATGAACGACCTGTCTCAACTGGGTCATTTCCTTCTTCAGTAATTTGTTGGATTCTGAAGTTACGTTTAGCATCTTCAACTGCTAAATCTCTATACTCATCATATTGATCAGCACTAAATTGGAATACATTGTCATAGATCCAATCTGAAGGGATAATTTTAGTATCTAGCATCTCTTTAGCTAAGGCTACTTTTTCCTTTAACAAGTTAATTTTTTCTTGTTCAGCGATGATTGAAGGTGTAGTTAGGCTAAGTTCAAAGTTTGTTAAACTTTCACCATCATATCCTTGAGTGTAAAGGTGTACTAAAGCTATCTTGTATAATTCAGATAGAGCGATTCTTTGAATACGATCAATTGTACGAGCAAATCTAATATCTTCAGCAGCTAATGTAGCTTTACCTGTTAAGTCCTTTTCATAACCCATGAAGGCTTTAGGTACCTTAAGGGCAGCGAATAATTTATCACGTAGGTAAGTTACGTCTTGAATACCATCGTAATCTAGACCTTTTGTAGTTTCAATCTTAGTGGCAGCATCATTACCTCTTACTGGGATATAAAAATCCTCAAGTAAGTTTTGCATGTTATATTTTTGGTTGTATTCACCTGTTTTTTCATCCATTAAAGGAGTACGTTTCATGGTTGCTATAGTCTTTTGCATGAACTGCTCAACTTCTTGAGGTGGAATATTACCTACGTTAACATAGAAAATACGTTTTTCCGGAGCACGAGCAATACGGTGAATAAGCATTGCATCTTCCATCAACACATATTGTTTAAATAGACGACGGGCTGGTTCTAGATAAGAACGACCATATGGAAGATAGTTCACATCAGTTAATAAACGGAAGTGAGCTATTTCATAGTTGTCAAATGTGATCTGATTATCAGTTGGTTTAGTGTTTGGGGTTGAATAGTAACCTGAACCACCAGTATAGTAACCATCAGGAGAGTAAAGGAATTGAACTTTGGCTGGGTTAGCCATATCAAAATTCTCGCGTCTTTGAATATGATATGCTGTGTAAGGAATTACATTATAAACTCCGTACTTTTCTGCAATTTCTAGTTTTAAGAAGAAATCACCATACTTACACATTTGACGGATCCAAGACCAAAGATTGAATTCAATGTTAAGTACATCATAAAATAAGTTATAAAGAATTTTCTGGATATCATCATCGCTACTTCTGATTTGGAGTACTTCACCCATATCATTCTTTAGAGTACATTCGTCAGATATAATATCAAGAGCAGATGCTATAATTGCATCAGTATCCATTGTATCATAGTCACTATATAAGTAAGTTCTAAGGTACTGATACTGTAAATTAAACTGCTGACCTAAAAGAGATGTAGCAGCTGGGTTGGTATAGATTCTGTTAAAACGATCTACTAATGAGTTAGTCTGAAATTCTCCACTAGTTTGGATATGATCAGTGTCAACTACTTTGAGTTGGCTACCTCCTTCATTTCTGATAACTACATCAGTTGAAAAGAGTCTTCTTAATCTTGAAAATATACTAGTATCAGCCATTGCTTATTTTATTATCATAAATATTAAAGGAGCCATCTTAGGTCCTCTTGGTGTCCTCCCATTTCTTGTAGATAAGGATTTTTAATTGAATTAGCATTAAATGCTCCTACTGTGGTAGTTTTAGCCATACTGCCTAAAGCAGCTCGAGTCATGTCTAGACCCTGTTGTTGGAATTTAAGTGAGGTATCTCTTAAAAACATACCAATACCAAATGACATTACCAAGTCATCATTGTAACCTGCTTGAGCTTCAGGTCTACCATTATGCCAAACAAATACTTTCATTTCCTCTAGTAGACGTTTAGATTGGATGGTAACACTTTTATCACCAACATATTCTCTAAACTTGTTTACCACTAATGGTCTTGTTTTCATTGACATTGTAAAACCAGGAGTTAAATTATCACTAAATTCATATCGGTTAAAATACGACTCAGCTGTTACAAGATCACTCTTAGGTGATGAATAAAAGTTTTTATAGCCTCTTTCTTGAACAGTTTCAATAGTAGCCCAACCAATAGAGGCGTTTTCTACTACTAGTAAAGCATTGTTATATTCTGAGGCTAGACCTACAAGAAAATGTCCAAATTCTTTTGGGGAAAGTTGTCCCTTATATTCGGCAACCTGAGTATTGGTTTCAATATCCATGACATGAGCAGCAGAGAAGTCTTTACCATCTCCTCTAGCCACATCTGCTATTACCATATAGTCACGAGTGTAAGAGGCAGGTTCCCAAACCCATAAGTTTTTATCTACACCTCGTCTTTCTAGAGGTTCTTTGATAGTGGTTTGACCTATAAATTCTAACCATTCAGAGTAGAAGACAGTATCACCTGAGGTACTAAAGTCACAGTCACATTCTTGTGCTGCTGTTCTAGGATCACCTAGAAGTTCATCTTGTTTCTTTCTCCATTCTTCATCCCTCTCTGGGTGGACATACCAAGGTAACTTGATAGGTAAGAAGTCGTTCTCGCTCGCTTCTGCTCTCACCCATGTCTGGTGAAACCAGTTTCCAGTTCCATAAGGGGTGGAGAGTATTATTGCTCCACCACCTGTTGCAAGTGTTTGTTGTGCTGATGCCCATGTTTCTGCTACGTTATCGATGAATGCAGCCTCATCAATTACCAGCAAAGATACTGCTTCTGAACGTGCTGAGTCACTATTTGATGATTTTGCTTTAATTTGTGAACCGTTTGCTAATCTTAAACTTAAACGGTTGTTTTCTATTTCTTTTACTTTAAGCCAGGAAGGTAAGTTATCATACATGAAACGAACCTTGGTAACCATGTTTTTAGCTGTCTCTTGAGTAGTAGCGAGACATAACACGTTTTTATCTTTATGAAAAATCATTAACCATAAAGAGTAACTGGCTGCTAGAGTTGAGATACCTAGCTGACGAGATTTAAGAACAATAGAATAAGGATTATCTCTCCATAAATGGAGTATCTTTTCCTGGAATGGGAATAGGTTAAAGGTGATTCTACCTCGTTGTGGATGCTGAATATAACAGTATTTACGCATAAAGTGGCCCGGGTCTTGAGCACACTTAATGTATTCTTGTTGTATTATTTTCCTTAAATCCGGATCACTCATAATATTATAACTGGATTACTGTGAACATAGCAACCATACCGCTACCAAATCCAATCAGTGCACCATTCCAAAACTTTACTCTTTTAGCTTGCTTTAAAGCTTTTATTTCACTTTCTTTTAGTTCAATAACCTCACCTAAAGTAGTTATTTCAATGTCTTTAT